ACTGGGCTTTCTTTTCGCCGCGGTAGCTCATCAGGTAGAGCAGCAGACTGAAAATCTGTGTGTGGCTGGTTCGAGTCCAGCTCGTGGCACCAACTACAATGCGTCTCTAGTTCAACTGGATAGAACACCGGCCTACGAAGCCGTGAGGTTGGGGATTCGAATTCCTCGGGACGCACCAAACAGTTGACAACAAACTGCGATTGTTGTATAATAACATTTTTAACACAAAGAGGTAATGACATGAAACGAGGTAAACGTTAGTGTCATCCTAGACCCCCGTATGGTCCTGGATGGCACGTAAAAGACAACTGTTACGATCCATCCCTTCAAGATGTTACGGTAGCATACCGGACTCTTAATCCGAGAAGTCTGAGTTCGAATCTCAGTGGAGGGACCATATGGGGGTATAATTCAATGGCTAGAATATCCGGCTTTTACCCGGACTATCAGAGTTCGAATCTCTGTGCCCCTACCATATAAAAACACACTGCCGACACGGTGCATACAACGGGCTATGGGTGAGGTAACAACAGTGTGTTTCTATATGGTGTCCATAGTTTAGTGGTAAAACCGCGGGTTGTGATTCCGCTATCACGAGTTCGATTCTCGTTGGATACCCCAAAATATTTCTGGTTGTATGGCGTAGACGGATGCGCACCGGCTTCATAAGCCGAGGAGGTTGGATCGATACCAACTACAACCACCATGGGTCTTTGGTGAAATGGATATCATCTCGGTCTTCGAAACCGAGGGTGGGAGTTCGATCCTCTCAGGACCCGCCAATTAGATGTTTTCGATAAAATTCAATGCGTCTTCCATGTTGGTAAAATATCGCATGGTCAGGCGTTCGTTGTAAATATCATTGACAAAGATGTAGCACACAGATGCATTGTGGTTGACTGATAGGTGTATGTGAGCCCATCCGTTGGCAGCAAAGAAGTCACGTTGTTGCATCAAGTATTTATTGCGGGGTTCGTATAGTGGTAATACCTTAGCCTTCCAAGCTAAAGCGAGGGGTTCGATTCCCCTACCCCGCTCCAAAGGATTATAGCATGATAATCGAAAGCACGTCAGCAGTAAGAGACATAGTCAACAACATATATCGAACCACTTTGTATAGCACTGTGCAAGATCCTGTGACTAATAGAAAATATATTGAAGTTGTACAATATCTATATAATCGAGTGGGCGAGCTGGTGCCCACGCACTACAACCCCAAAGTTGATGTAAAAGTATAATTGCCTGGTTGCGCAGAGAGGTTATGCATCTCCTTTACACGGAGAACGATGTCAGTTCGAGTCTGACACCAGGTACCAAATTTTGAAAGACAGTATGAAATTATTCGAAGCAACTGTAAGAGTCAACGGTCGTGAGTTCACAGACCGTGTGGGCGCAAACGATGCTCAGGAAGCTCGTCTGTTGTTGCAACAGCGGCATGGGCCTAGAGCAGTGCCCTTTTTGCCTAGAATGATCCCCAGTTAATATTTTCTCGGTATGGTGAAATGGTATCACTGAACGTTTGGGACGTTCGAGCGTAGGTTCGATTCCTGCTACCGAGACCAATCTATGCACAGGTGGCGGAGCGGCCCAACGCAAGGGATTGCAAATCCCTAAAACCGTGAGTTCAAATCTCACCCTGTGCTCCAAACAACGGAAGGTAATGCAGCGGGGTTGGTCCTGCGACTGGCCTTGAAAACCAGGTTCTCAGAAATGGGATGGGGTTCGACTCCTCTGCCTTCCGCCAATAAGTAAGTGTAAAGGACACAGTGATGGAAAACAAAACAAAACTATTTGAAAACAAGATCACACTTGAACGCTACATTTGTGACAATGTTCGCATGGTTCGCACACTAGAAGGACAGGAGTTCTTGAGTGTACGTCGTGAGGGCGAGACCCACAAATTTTTGATTCGTCGAGACAGTTTGCGTGAAGTAAACAGTCAAGGCTAACAATCAGTCTCTGTAGTTCAATGGATAGAACAAGTTCCTCCTAAGAATTAGATATCAGTTCAATTCTGGTCAGAGACGCCAGTATTCTCCTTTGCTGACGGAGTACAATAGGACAAGTAGTCAGCAACACTTAGGTCATTAGCTCAAAGGTAGAGCGGTGCATTGACATTGCACATACAGCGGATCGATACCGTTATGACCTACCAAACAACTCCCGGGTGGTGGAATGGCATACACACCGGCCTAAGAAGCCGTTCGCTGCGAGTTCGAGTCTCGCCCTGGGCACCAAGTTTATGGCGTCACTCTGGCTGATCTTGGGAGGTCCAAACTCGCAAGTAGACGGTTCAATTCCCGAAGGCGCTGCCATTTTTGCAAACAAATCAACGTGCAGGGGTAATACCCCTTGAGGCTCTGTGTAGAGATACACACCTTCTATGGATCAGTTGCTGGGATGAGAGGTCCCTGATTGTTTCCGGTGTCACGGACTATCTATTGTGAGTGTTAAATTCATGTCGATGGTTCACAACCACACGCCCTGGCGAAACCGGATTGTTTGCAGTTTTTATTGACAGAAAATTACTGACAAAGTATAATCAACACATGTACAAGATAAATCAACAAGAATTTGCCAATCTGGAGTTGGCTATGGCGCATGCCCGACTGCTCAATGAGTTTGTGACTATCCAAGGTCCAGACTTTGAAGTGTGCGGTCGGTTTGGGGTAGACAGCATACAAAACGGTGTATGCCCAGATGGCGTGGCCTATGACTGGAACAAGGCCAGTCGAATTGGCGCAGCACGCCGAGTTCGTGCATAAAATACAATAGCTCTGGTGATGGAATTGGTATACGTGCTGGATTCAAAATCCAGATTTTGTGGGTTCGAGTCCCACCCGGAGCACCAAGTTTTTTGAAAGAAGTAGTATGAAGAAAATCAACCTAGAAGAAGTCAAGGCATTTATCGAAGCGCAAGGCCCAGAGACCAAGATTTATCTGGGCTGTGACTCAGAACGACTCAAGGTCAACGGTGAATGGCATGCCGATTACGTGCTGGCTATCGTGGTTCACATCAACGGCAACAACGGTTGCAAACTGTTTGGCGAAGTGCATCGCGAACGTGTGTGGGACGCCAGGCCTGGCAAGCCTGCTATGCGACTCATGACCGAAGTGTACAAGGTTTCAGAACTGTATCTCAAACTGGCTGAAGTATTGGAAGATCGACACGTTGAGGTTCACTTGGACATCAACCCCAACGAAATTCACGGTTCAAACTGTGTTATTAGTCAGGCTGTAGGCTACATCAAAGGTGTGTGCAATGTTGTGCCTTTTGTGAAACCTGAAGCTTTTGCTGCCAGCTATGCCGCTGACCGCTTCAAAGGACTCAAGGTTGCTTGAGTTTGTCCAAACGCACTAGACTAGTAATTGAGTCTAGTGTACAATTAGTTTTTGCCAGTGCAGAGATGCATTGGCCGGTAAGGTAAGAGTAGATTAGGATAGACCCGTTTGGCTTCATGCCAAACTCAGCCCATAAAGCTGAATTATACAATGGCAATCGTCTTGAAAACGATCGTGCTTGTGTGTTCCGGTCCACTAAAATACTGCATTTTGATAACTGGATTTATACAAGCCCCTGTGCTTTGAATTTTGTTCTTTGCTTGTGATACTACGTCATACGTAGTATCGATGCATTTTGCACAGTCTGTTACTTGACTTTTATCTTACCACCCTTGCATTACAATCAAAAGGCAACAAATGAAAATTACTCTACGCAAAGCAAACGCACTGCAACTGGCCATTGGCGAGGCAGTCAAAAACATCAACGTTGAGACTGACGTCAAGATCAATGAGTTCCAGGTTGGCGAATTCGAAATCGCTCGTGTGGCTACTGAGTTTCGAGCAAACGTTGCTCGTCGTACTGCGTTGATCACTGCCATGTACGATATCCGCAAGGCTGTGAGCACTGCCAACGCAGGTGCCGGAGTAGATGTCAAGTTGGCTGATGTGGCCATGTTGGAAAAGCAAGTGCAGTTCTACAACGGACTGGCTGGCAAAAAGGTTCGTGAAAGTGCTGCGGTGGTCGAAGGTCAACTGAATAAGTTGCGTGAAAGCAAAGACGACTCTCGTCGTAGCATTTACGGCTACGCTAGTACCGTTGACACCAGTGTGTTGAGTGCCGAAGACATCCGTGGCTTTCGTACTGCGGCAGCTGAAGCCAAAAAAGCCAAGCAGAAACTGCAAGACGAACTGTTGGAAATTAACGTTCGCACAGAAATTGCAATTGCACAAGATGCAGTGCAGTTTTTGACTGCAGAAGGTTTGCTGTAAATTGTTGAACACGGCCCCGGATCGCAACACAAGACCTCTTCAAATGTTTTGTGTTTGCCCCGGGGTTTTTCTTTGTAATACACAGATAAATATTGTTTTAGGAGAATTATATGATCACTACCGTAATTGTTTGGCCGCAGGATTTAACATCAGCATATAGAAATCCATCTCATGCACAAATTGCCATAATGAACCAAATGGCCAAGACCATTGCACCTGGATTTGTTGCTGAAGTTGATATTTTCATTGATGATACTAACACAATACAAACAACTGTGCGGACGTGGCCATCTGCAGAAACTGCACAAGCCTGGGTGGATTACATTAGTACCAACCATAACGTCCAGAGTGCAACAGTACATTTAGAACCAGTAGATACTGCTCCGTTTGGTGAGCTTATAAAAGGCTGGACCGGCGACGAAGTTAGAAGAATTTTTTAAAGTTATTGACAATTTTTATATGGTAATGTTATCATATTATGAGCAACGAATTAGCTAAGTTCATCAATTCTCGTCGACGCCACAAGTCAGATGTGGCTATAGCCCGACAACGCAAAATTGCCCAGGCTCATGGATTTCCCACTGGGCCCGAGCACAGGTTAGCCAAACTACATGCTGCCACATGCGGTGATTCCAACTGCGTGATGTGCGGCAATCCCCGAAAGTTTTTTGGGGAGAAAACAATTCAGGAACAGAGATTGTTCCAGGATACAGAAAAAACTTCAGATCGACACAGCAACGGTATTATACCAAAGGACCCAGAATGAGAGAACCTAAAGATCCCGCAGCCGGACTCAGCAACGAAGCCGCAGTTGAAGCCATTGGCAATCGTTACGACCTAGTGTTGGTAGCGGCACGCCGAGTGCGAGAACTACATCGCGGCGATGCTATCCGAATTGAAGAAAATCGACACGGACCTGTGGTTACCACACTGTTGGAAATTGAACAAGGCAAAGTGGGTCTGGACTACTTGCTTAAAGATTCGCACGTGGAGATCAAACGTCAACATCGGGCCACTAGAACATTTAGTTGACTGTGAATTCCAGGCGTGTTATAATACTGCATTAGGAGAACAACATGCCCTGGATCGAAAACGTAGCTGCCGCTGATATACCCATGAGGTTTCATCACGAAGCTGGCCCAAACTCAATGCTGATTCAGATCATGGATCCATGCCCTACATGGTGGCCCACTCCTGCCCATGAGTTCCGGGAAGTTCACAAGTTTGAATTCATGGACGTGGAGCGTGATGACAAGTGGCCCGACGAAGCCAAGATTACTCCAGCTCAAGCTGAAGAAATTGTGCGCTTGTTGCAACATGCACTGGACAATCGCATGAACGTGGTTGTGCATTGCATGGCAGGTTTGTGCAGATCAGGTGCTGTGACCGAAGTTGGCGTGATGATGGGCTTTGACGATACCAAACGTTTTCGCAGTCCCAACCTGATGGTCAAGCACAGTCTGATGCGGGCACTGGGTTGGACCTACGATGAAAACGAAAAGCCCAATCTAGATGATTGGCGTACATTTAAACTGGGTTGGGAACAATAATGCCACGCTGTTATCAAATGGTGGGAGTGCCTGGTTCGGGCAAAAGCACATGGATCAAAAATCAAGACTGGACTCAGGATTGTGTGATGGTCAGTACTGATGCATTTGTGGAACAAGAAGCTCAACGTCAAGGCAAGACCTACAGTGAAGTGTTTGCAGACTTTATGCCTACTGCGGTAGATCTCATGGCTGCTCAAGTTGTTGAGGCTCGTGAGTTAGATCGTGATATCATTTGGGACCAAACTAGCACTACTCTTGCAAGCCGTACTCGCAAGTTTAATATGTTACCCAACTACGAACATATTGCTGTGGTATTTAAAACGCCCGAACACAAAGAACTCATGCGTCGATTGTTGAGCCGACCGGGCAAGGAAATTCCAGAGCATGTTATTGCTAGCATGATTGCCACCTGGGAAGAACCAACTTTAGAAGAAGGCTTTGACGAAATCTGGCATGCTGCCTAACTGTTGTAGAAATACAATATACACAAACCCAGTTTGACTGGGTTTTCTTTTGAGTGTACAATAACAACTATGAAAACATATATCACCAGTGACTTGCACTTTGGTCACAAGAACATCATGAGCTTTTGTCCTGTGTCACGGGCTAGGTTCCGCAATGATGTGGACTACATGAACGAAGCCATGGTCCGGGAATGGAATGACTTGATTGAGCCCGAAGACTTGGTATACATTCTAGGAGATGTGGCCTTCTTGCCAGCCGCAAAAGCAACGGAGTACATGCATCGACTCAACGGTCGCAAGATCCTGGTACAAGGCAATCACGATCGAAAGTTGTTGAAGGATCCAGGTTTCCACAGTTGTTTTGACGAAGTTCATCACTACCTAGATGTCAACTATAATGGCACCAAGATTGTGATGTTGCACTATCCTATTGCAGAGTGGGACCAAATGCACAGGGGTGCAGTTCACTTTCATGGCCACTTGCACGGTGGCATCAGTGGCATGGAAAAGTATCGTTGCCGAGACATGGGCATGGATGCAATTGGTCAAATTGCCATGCTGATGGAAGACGCTATCCGTGACGCTATGAGGGGCGAGATCAAAGGACATCACAAGTAATACTTTTGTAGTATTTGATTTTGGTTGACCAAAAATTCCCAATTTGCTATAATACACACATAGACAAAAAGGAGAACAAAATGACAATAGCAGATTTGATAGCACTATTGCAACAATTGCCACAAGATGCAGACGTTTGGGTTTCGCAGAACGGCGGCGAGTATTTGGGCGATATGAGCGGCGATGTTGATGTTCAGGACGGTCGCGTGATATTTTTGGACTAAGGAGAACAGTATGGAAAACTTTACAATGGACCAAAGTGGCATGGATATTGTGCGTAAGGCACAAGTCTATGCCATGGCTGCTCATGCGGCTGTGGGACAGAGGCGTAAGTATACTGGTGAGCCCTACATCGTTCACCCTGCCGAAGTTGCCAAGATCGTAGCAGGTGTTCCGGGTGCCACACCCGACATGGTTGCGGCTGCTTGGTTGCATGATGTTGTGGAAGACACTGGTTGCACATTCACTGATGTGCATATGGCTTTTGGCATCGACATTGCTACACTTGTTGGATGGCTGACTGATGTAAGTCGACCTGATCAAGGCAACCGTGCTTATCGTAAGTCTGTGGACCGTGCTCACAGTGCTGAAGCACCTGCTGAAGCACAGACGATCAAGCTCGCTGACCTTATCAGCAACAGTCGAAGCATCATGGAGCATGACCCTGCTTTTGCCAAGACTTACTTGGAGGAAAAGAGATTGTTGTTGGCTGTAATGACCAAGGGCAACCCTGGACTTTACGCAGAGGCCAGCAAGTATGTAGGAGTTTAAAAATGAACAAACGAATTCAAGAGTTAATGAAGCAAGCAGGGACTGATACCAGCGGCAAGTGGATGGGTGCAGAACACGCAGAAAAGCTGGTCGAGTTGGTTGTGGAGGAATGTAACCAATATGCTCTTAGGAATTGGGAGCATGGCCACTTGCTAGGACAAGACTTAAAAATATACTTTGGGTTTGGAGATGAAGAATGAATGACGAATCACATCTTCCTGTTGCAGAGCAAAGTCTTGTGTTCCGTTTACGAAAGCGAGCAGAAATTAGGCGACAGATCAAAGATCGTAAAAGTGTGCAAGAAGGTGCCGCTGATAGGATCGCTGATTTGCTAGAAGAAGCTGCCAACGAGATTGAACGTTTATCTAAGTAAAATCTGTTTTACCCTTGCAAGATCAATATTTTGCAAGGGTAATTCTTTTTCGTCCATTCGGCTGTGATTCCATAGTTTTACCGACCGTTCAAAGTTGTTGACTAGTTCGTTGACGATATGATGTCTGAACGTGGTCCACATGTGACGGAAGTTATGCTCCAACACTGGCTGCATTTCCCGGTGCATTTGTCGCAGTTCTGCATCGCTCATGGCGCACAATCGGCTGGTTTGGTCCACAATGGCCTGTAGTCGCAGATCTGGATCCGCAATAGTGTCATAGCTTTCGTCAATCCAGCGATCAAACGTTTGAAACCCGTAGCTTTTTAAATAAGCAAGATTGACCGGTGCTGCCGCCAGCATGAACGGTCGCTGAGCCACAATGGGTCTGAATATTTTTTCTGTAAGATGCAGTTTGTCATGGTAGAACACAGTTTCGGTCACAATGTGCCACAGCCCTGATTTCCATAGTTCAAATTCCCGATGACCAAAGTCAGCACTC